GGCCTAACAGCGTTAGCTGTTAGGTGCTTTGTAGTGATACAAAGCATGGTATAACCCACCTTCATCCACTTATATTTTAATATAAGTTAGTGATAATCCCAGACTTATTGACAATAAGTCGATCAATGGAAACATTGATGTTTTTGATATTAATCAAAAACCAATATTGTTTACACTGATAGTCCATTCTATCTATTTTCAAACCTTAAGTGGTCAGATAATAGAACCTATCAGCTATGGTGTATATCACCCCGTCAGACAATTGTCTTAGGAAGTACTATAACTACCGTAACTGGATAAGATGTGAAGTTCCCTTCCTTTGTAGCTTTAATGCAATTGAGACTGTCGGTCATGAAGACCAAACAATATAAATATTATTAATATGCGCACAAAATGGGAGAAGATACCTAAGCAGATGAATTAATTTCTGCTACCAATCGGTATTTTATAGTCAACTTTAATTTAATTATAAACAAATGAAACATTTATTTAGAATAAAAAGAAAAGCTGTTATAAAAAATAGTACTACACGTTTACCTGATCATTTATGATTAGGATATGTGAAGGTACTTGTATGATTGTATGATATACCAAGCGCACATCGAACCTATTTCTTTGAACTTCTAAACAGAATTCAAAGTCTTAGGCGGAACAGTGGTGATACTTGAACTGTAGGATATCTTAAAGAATCCCACAGATTGAGTTCTCACTGACTATCAGGTAATCCTGATGTCTGTTCCGGGTCAATTCGAGTTTCTGTACGAGGACTACCTTTGATTATTCCAGGTAGATTAAGAAATGTTATATATTCTCGAAATAATATTAATATTACTCGAGCATTGTTAACACTCTTATCTACTTTCCGTGTAATGTCTGCTACGCCTAAGCTAAAACTTAGCACAATAACAGACCCATTTAATGGAGTTAATGAGACTCTTCCTTCTTTGGAAGTTTCTCGTGCTCTAAAAAATATATTACAAGGAAATAAATTCCATTTTAAGAAAGAGGATATAAAAGATCCTTATTCTGTGAATAGACTTATGGACATAACAAAAGCAGATCCTAATGGTGGTGTATCACTTCGGAATGTTATTATTGATGCATATGCATTAATGAAACATCCTAAAGTATATGCTTCACTATTAGAATTATCCAATGTAATGTCTCCATACTTAGGATCGTTATTGAGAAATCAAACAACGATCATAAGGGCGATTATTGATTACGATCCCATTGAATGGGAACGGATCAAACCTTTTATGGCTCCGATTTATCAGAACATAAAAGATCGAACACTTAAACTGGTGCCTGACTTAAGTTGTATAGGTAAACTATCAACTAAAGAAGAGGCAGCAGGAAAAGTGAGAGTATTCGCTATGGTTGATATATGAACACAGTCAATATTAAATCCTCTTCATAAGAAGATATTTAGTATTATCCGTGAACTTCCAACTGATGGTACATTTGATCAGTTGAAGCCTTTAGATCGATTACATGAACTATCTACACAAGATAGATTCAGTTTTGATTTATCAGCTGCAACAGATCGATTACCTTTGACTCTTCAAAAGGATATCCTTACATTACTTGTAAGTCCATCTTTTGCAGAGGCTTGAGGTACAGCTCTTGTCGGTAGACCATATAAATGAAAATTTGGTACTACAGAGGACGAGTTGATGTATTCAGTTGGTCAACCTATGGGGGCATTATCCTCATGAGGTATGCTTGCTTTAACTCATCATACGATAGTTCAAGTAGCAGCCTCAAGAGCAGGATATAAGGACTTGTTTCTAGATTACGCACTTTTAGGAGATGATATCTGTATAGCTAATAAAGCTGTAGCAGATAATTATCTTTTAATTATGCGTGATCTAGGGGTTGAGATTAACCTATCTAAATCTTTGATTTCATCAACTGGTGTTGTTGAATTTGCAAAAAGATGAAGAGTTGGACAAACAGATGTTTCTCCAGCTTCTCCAGCTTTAATAACAAGATTATTAAGTAATATGAATTACCTTCCAGTCTTGATATTAGATTTAGTGAATAGAGGTGTGAAAACCATCCAGAATTCTGAGAAATTACTTTCTCTTTCGGATTCATTGCACAAGATTAAGAAAAGTATAACTTTTTCTTTAATCCCATACTATGATTCGGAATTTGCGAAATGTTTACTACCCTTAAAAGGGAAAGATAAATCTTTTTCACAAAAAGAATTATTTGCTTTATATGTTCATACAGACCGAATTTTTAATAAATTAGGTCTACTTGAATTCCATAAGGCAAAAGATGGTGACCAAGAGAATTCAAAACTCTCTCAGTCGTATTTATATAATATCCTTGACAATAGTAAATTACCGTTACCGGCAATTACTAGTCAAATAGATAATATATTAATAGCACAAATGAAAACTATTACTAACGTTCCAACTAGGAACTGGTTAAATAATAGGGACATTAATCTATTAACATTTGAATGTTGACATTCATATTTAATAGATACTCTTTCAGAGTTATCTTCTATTTCTAAGGTTGTACCGGATTACACTATCATTAAAGATAATGAAAAACCAGACAACTTGGAAATGAGACGAAATCTCCTCTTCATGCAAGAACTTATTAAAGATCTTAAGAAGTGAAATCCGGGTATATTTGAAATTATACCAGAATCCATCCTGAAAGAGGAAGAAGTTTAATGTGTTGCTATCATTAAACTTACAGTATTCACATACTGTGCATTAACCTTATTTATTTTCCTTTAAAAGCTGCATAAGCAACAGTCTTAGGTCTATAAACGGGGTTAATGC